ACGAGAACGTGTAGGTAGTTGCGGTTGCCGTGCTGACATAACTCGCCACAAACGAAACCGTCACATCTGTAAGGGTGGAGGGCGGCCCCCATGCAGTTGCGGCCAGGGCGGCGCGGTTGTTGGCCGTGCTTAGTGTCGCGGAAACGGTCAGGCCAGTTTGGGCCGATTCGTAATCATCACTCGCTCCGCTCATGTGGCAGTAGGTTTGCAGGGCACCATCGAAAACTTCAGTCGGTCCCGCCCATGTGGTCGTATAGGTGGAGGCGTTACCGTCGCACATGCCTGCGATCAACACGCCGTTGGCAGGAACACTGATGGTATTGGTGACGGGATTGGTGCCACTTTGGTTGTCGTCTATCGCCGTGTAAGCAGCCGCGCCACTTGCAGCGCCGTCAATTGTCCAGATAAGGATGCAACCGTTTTCTGTCGTGCTTGCAAAGGTCAGGACGATACTAACGCTCGAACCCGTCGCCCCTGTCGCGTCGTAATACCAAGTACCAAGATCACCGTTGCCGGAGGCAATCGCTTGGACAGCTTGAGTCATAGCATTGCCGCCAACGGTGATGCCCGAGATACCTCTCCTAGTGCCACCGTTCTGCCCAGCACAGACAACGATCTTGCGATTGCCAGAGCCAACCGGCTGCGAGGTGAATGTGTACGCCGCCGTAGGAGCGCCAGTTTGACCAGCAGACCCCTGGTACGTCACCGTTGCGGTGGCGGTACCAGCAAATTCAAGCGTGTTTATTTTCTCTATATTATCATCCGTTAAGGTAATAACCTTTTCGATGTCCGCTATAGCGATGGTGTTCAGTTTTTCAACCTGATTTGCCATTATGCGTGCTCAATAACATCCATACTTGGATTTATGTAAACAACGTCAGGGCTAAGTGCCACGCCTACGACTAGGACAAAGGCACCGTCGGTAGATGGAGCCGTATGCGTCATAGCTCCTGCCGTTTCGGATAGGTAGAGAGTCGATCCAGCAGTCCATGTCCAGGTATCGTCGCGGATAAATCCCTGAAGCAGCACGGTTCCAGTGGCTGTGTCGGAAATTGCGGCGGGTGCGATGCCGATGACCCTAGCCGTCGCATACGCGCTGGCGTCCGCCTCAACAACCTCTTGCGTGACCGTGTGAATGCAGACCAGATCGAACGCCGAGATCGCGCCGCCAGCCAGCATTTGTGCTGACAGGCCTGTAAAGGTGTGGTCAGCGCCAGCGAGTAACGGGGTTGAGATACTGATAGACCCTGCATCTGCGAGGCTTTGTGTGCCGGTGAAGGTATTGGCACCCAGCACCGCGATGCCAGCGCCAGATAGCGAGGTAGCCCCCGTGCCGCCGTTGGCGAGCGGCAGGGTGCCTGTAACCCCGGCAGTCAGACTGACCTGCCCCCACGCCGGGTCAGTACCGTTGGTCGTCAGAACCTTATTGGCACTGCCAATAGCAAGGCGCTCGTTTGCGCTCGCACCGCGCTTGAGCAGATCGCCGCGTGTCGTCAGGCCGATTGACGTTGCCGACGCCGCTGCGGCTGTCGCCGAGCTGGCACTGGCTGTCGCACTGCTGGCACTGGCGGTAGCACTGCTTGCACTAGCTGTCGCACTACTGGCCGCTGCTGTGGCCGCTGCCGCTGCGCCACTAATTGCGGCAGTGGTAGGGCCAACCTCAAAGGCAGTCGCGGCTGAATTAAAAGCGAGAACCGTGCTGCCTGTAATGGCCGTCGGCAACGTCGGGTCAAAACTGCCAGTGTATCCGTCAGGAAGTTGCGCGGCGCGGTCTAGCGCACGCTGTTCCTCTTGAGCAATGGCCGTTAATCGGTCCAAAGCCTCTTCATGGCTCTCCGCCGGGAATGGATCGTTCTCGACATAATCAGTTTCCTGCGTCTGCGTCGTGGTGCGGTTGATCACCCATTTGATTGTGCTTGCCGGAGCCACTGCCGCCGTTACCGTGCCGGTCGCTCCAGAACCACCGGAAACCGTGTAGTCAGAGCCGTTGGTTTTGACGGTCTCTGCGCCGGTCGCGATGACCACCTCAACGACTTGAATTTCAGAAGTCGTCCCGGTTCCGAAGAACACATATGGAACGGCGAACGCCGTCGTGCTGCCGTTTCCGCTGTACGAAACCGTGTTTGTGGTGCTGGAAATAGTCATTGCGCGGTTCCTTCGTTCGCTGGGTTATCGTATCCCGTATATGAGCGAATTGCGCTAAAATATTGGCGCAGTTCTTCTTGTATTTCTGGCTCTGATACGGAAAGGGCTGCAAGCCTACCTATGTGTCCCGCCACATCCTTGGATATTTCAGTGGCAGGGGTTGCTAGCCACTTAATAAATCCGGGGTTTGTCATAAGTTTGGCGGCGGCCATCGGAGCAAGAATGGTTCCGGTGACAATGGTGGCCGCAGATCGAATTTCTCCGGCTATCAGCCTTTCTCCAGCTGTCACCAAAGAACCCCAGAACACCATTTGATTCAAAGCGCCAGCAGTTTTGCTGACGTTCTCAAGCCTTTTGACCTCTTTGAGCGCCCCCACAACATCAACAAGATTCATAAGATCGTCAGACACCCCGGCAAACTGAGTGCCCCCGAACAATGCATCCATTGCCTCGGGGCCGTTTTTCTTAATTTGCGACAGGTTTTTCATGAACGTCGCGACACTAAACTCCGCGACATCGCCCACTTGCGCCCCAGCATTTTCACGGCCGAGGTTATAAAGTGCGGAACCAGCAACATCTCCCCACTCTTCTGGGGTAAAGTTATCCCGAAGACGCTGAAGTGCCTTGACGCCTTCTTTGCCTGTACCCTTGGCGGATGTCATGATGTAGTCATAGGCTTGATTGTCGGCGTCAGACTTTCTGATTTTGTCAAAAGTTTTCTGCGCTGTATCCGCAAAAATAGCCCGTTCTGTGTCAATAGCCTTCAGCTTTGCACCTAATTTGGGATTAACACTATTTGCGGCAATGGAAAGGTCATCAGTAATTCCCTTATAAATATCATCTACCATGCGATCATAATCGCCTTGAGTGCCTGATGTCTTTTTGCTTCTAATCAACCGAAGTTGTGTTCTTAAATCCCTCAACTGTTGGAATGTCATATTGCCTGTTTCAGCAAATTTGCTTAACGCATCATATTTTTTAACTAACGCCAACAACTGACCTGTAGGCTGTGCATCTGCTGGAAGCTCTGCAATTTGCTTAAGAAACGGTTGCAATGCCGCATTTACAGAAGACATATCGGTTACAAGCGTGTCGGCCCCGATTTCTTCAAATACCTCATCATATTTTTTTGAAAAACCATCTCGAATGCGCTTTTCAGCGGCTTCAACAGATTCCTTCAGCGCAGCACCGGCTTCATTAGGCGTGCGCACTTGGCCCATTTTGGACGCAATGTTGCGCAAAGCATCATCCAACTGAACGATAACCTTTTCAGCTTGTTTTTGCATGATAGGACCGGCAGCAGTCATTTGCTCAAGACCAGCACCCGTTCGCCCCATTATACCCTTGCGACCAATGGCAGCGCTGACCGGCTCAATTCCAAGAGATTCGAACTTTGCAATCAAATCAGAGGCTGCGTTACGGACTTTGGGCGAAACTCCCGTCAAAATACGCTTCCCGCCCTCGGCGATCCATTGGCCACCTTTTTCGCCGCCAACAGTTAAGACAGCGCGAATCCCGCTTTCCCTAAATTCGCCTACGATATCTTTAGGCGTTCTGACACGGCCACCAAAAACGCCAGTGAAAAAGTCAAATGCCCTCGCCGAAAACTCAGTGCCAGCAATTAGCCCGGCATAAGTCCCTGGCCCAGGCAATAACAACGTCCCGTAAACACCGCCGAGCGTCCCTCCGACTACTTCAGAACCTGTTTTTGCTAAACTAGCAACATCACCTAAATCTAAACCGGGCGGATTATACAGTGTGAATTTACCCAGACCTTTATCAAAAAACAGGAAGTTATCTTCACCATACGGAACTGCTCCGGGGTAATAGTTGTTCAGTGTAGCCAGCTTTTCGTCCACAGTTTCTAGCTCTCCAACCAAAGCCCTAACCGTGGCAGGCGCACCGCTTTCGCTGTCAATGTTCGCCCGTTCCCAAGACTTGTCCGCCTGGCCCTTTTGGGCGGCGTATGCTGGCGTGCTTTCGTGTTGGGAGATGATTTGCTCAAGCTCTTCTTCAGTCACATCCGGCGGAAGATGGAACCTTTGCCCTTCATATTCAAATATTCGAAATTCTGTCCCCGCTTGAGGCGCTTCAACTTGTCCCGGGAGAACGGGAGCAGCTTCTACAGGCGCAGGCGAGTTAGTGGAAATAGGGGCCTCGGGCCGACGCTGCTGAACCGTATCAGCTTCTACGGTTGGTGATGCTTCATCTTGCTGCTGCGAGTTTAACGCAGAAAGCGTATTAGCAACCTTATCCAAATCAATGTGACCGCCAAGAAGGTCTAAGGTTTGCGGCTCTGCCATGTTATTTCTCGACCACTATTTTTCCGTTATCATCTCGTTCTATAACTATGACGCTAGGCTCAACTGGCGCAGCGGCTGGCGCAGCGGCTGGTGCAGCGGCTGGTGCAGCGGCAGACGTTGTTGTGACTGGCGTCGGGATTGTTCGAACCCCCTTAAAAATGGTATCGTATCTGTCTCCTGGAAGACCCAAAATGCCGCGAGAATATCCGGTTTCTTGCACGTACCCGTCGAAAAACCCTTTGCTCATTTCAAGGGCTTTTTGCCCAAATGCATCTGCGGCTGCTTTGGCCTGTATAATAACAGTTTCGGTTACAGCTTGCGCGCCTTCTGTTCCGTACCTAGAAAGCACTGCTTTGATAGTCTCATATATTGGAGACGCTCGCTCTGCGAGTGCGATATCGCTATCACGCACAACTGCGCCTTCGTCAATCATTTTAAGATACGTCTGCAAAACGGCCAAACCCGCCAGCTCATTTCCGTTTTCGTATTCTTCATAAGAACTTTGAACTGTGTTGATTTTTGTAGCCATATCAACAGCGGATTCAATATATGGTTTCGTTCGTTTATACGCCCCACTTTCAGTCAACTGTGATGTCGGGACCCCTTCAACCAATTTAAAATCTTTGTTGGGATCGGGCGCTTCGATTTTTGGAAGGTTAATATCAAGTATTGCCGCTCTCACTTCCACTGTGGCTTCGTCTATGGGAATTCCGAGAGCGTCCAACGCTTTGGCGACTATCTCACCCGGCCCATCGTCTGGAGAAAGGTTTGTGCCCACGACATATGCCATGGCTTTGCCCGGATCAATTTTCTCGCCGCTTGCAAGAAGACGATTAACTATGGCCTCGCGCCCAGCCATTTCAACGAGAGTTTTGTTTTCAGCCTGCGCAAAATTAGAGATCTGGCTGTTGAATTGATCTTTTTTTGACGGATCGAGATATTTTCCAAGGACCGGGTTGTCTAAAAGCAAGGCGCGCGCCTCTTGCCAAGCGCCGCGATTAAGCAATCCAACGACGGCTTTCTCCATAACTGAGGAGCGTGCGGCGGCACGAAGGGGGCCTTCCGATGCGGGGTCCAGAACATCGATATATTTATTGACAATACCGTCTACCAGTTCAAACGAACTACGCAATTTGCTAGGGTCTGCGGCGACCGTTGCGGCGATAAGCGCAATTTCGTCTTGCGCCTTACCTACTATATATTTCCGCTGCTCAGTGTTTTGATAAATGATCATCTGATTAGCGTATTGACCAGCGCGGCTTCGCAGATTTGCTTCAAGCTCCGCCTTGGCGTTTGCACTTCCGCCGAAATTATTGACGGCCAGCATAATCCGCTGCTCGCTCTCAGCGTTGAACCTGCCTATCGTGTTAGTTTCCGGGTTGAGAATATTCCCCGCCTCAAGTACGGAATTATAGGATATCAGCGTCTCTTGCTCGAATTTGTCGCTAGACACCGCAGAGCTAATAATATCCTCGCGGTTCTGAATGCGCGTTGCAGCAGCGTCAAGAGCATCTGAAATCTTCGTAAGCCCTTCACCAGCGCCGCTGAGAGGGCTGGTCGCCAGAGACAGCGGGATGCCCTGCATCCCAGTGCTACCAGGAACAGACGCTTTGCTTGTATATTTCGGAACCATCGCCATTCTGTCGACCTCACTTAATCTTAGTTGCAAGAGACGCCGTGGACGACGCGCCTGTCAAAAGCGAGCTAGCGGCCTTGCCCCTTGCAGATTGCCCCGCTACAGCGCCTTCAAAACCAGCCAGCCCCGCGCGCTGCATTCCAGCCCTATACCCCATGCCGCCGCCATATCGGATCGCAAGATTCTCAATTTCAGCTTGTTCCGCGCTCATATCTAGTATGTCGCCCATGTCCAGCAATTCGCCGCCTGTGGCGGCCATAGAGGCCCGCTGACTGCCCGCAAACAACCTTGCCTGGCGCTCCTGCGCCCTAGCGTCGAAGTCGGCCTTCTGACGGGCTGCGATGGCATCGTTCTGCGCGATCTGAGCGTTGTAATTAGCGAGATTCTGCGCCGCCTTGCCCTCCTGGGCAGCGCCTACAACTTTAACAACCGTTCCAAGCCCTGACGCAATAGTTGATGCAATGGCTAGTGTTCCCGGATCGCACATATTAAACCTTCGTCGTATTAAGTTCTGGCATAATTGCCAAAATGGTAAACGGAAGCGGTTGATCCTGCACTAGAAAAACATACCCGTCAGTATCCCAATTGCGCGGAAACTCAACCTCTTTGTCTCCGGAAAACAGCGCCGGTGGTTCATCCATATCGTCAGCGCTAGACCTGAACGGGATAATATCTAGGCGGCTTGCGCTGGGACCATGTTTCAGTCCCAGTGTATCATACAACCGATATGTAACCCGAGAGATGCGTTTCTTTTTACCCTGCGCCGTGCCATCCTTTGCGCCGGATTCAATACGCATCGTTTGTAGCGTAGACGTATATGGCAGCCCGACGTGGACTGTTTCATAAGAATTGTTCAACGTGATCAGGCCGCTCGAGACAACCCTATCAGGGTGAGCCGCGCCGTTCGCTAAAACCGAAACAGTTTGACCTTCAAGGTGATCCAGCCCGAACACTGATGTCACGCTGCTGCCGTCGTAAGTCAGCATGGAATCAAGATACGTTGCTGCGATTGTGTTCGCGGGAACTTCAGGCAGCCCCGGTGTCATATACTCAATATAACGAACCGACTGTCCGTTGATTGTACGCTGAATCACTGCCCACAAATCGTCGCGGCTCCCGGTCGTGTTTGGGATAACCGCAACGCTTTCAACTTTAGCGTCGGCTCCACCAATAATGTGTCGATGCCAGCCCACAACGTCCTGTGCCCGCTCGTAGGTCATGCCGACGAGAACGCCGTCTGTCCGAACCAACCAGACAATGCTGTCGGGTTCCTGCTGATACGCCATGTCGATGATGCCTCCTTCGGTGATGTGTTCCGAAAGGATGGCGAGATCAGGTGCTGTGTAGGCGTCAGTCTCGAACTGGTAGACGTATTCACGAATCTTACGGTTAGCACGCTGCAAGAACAGCACCGAGTTGCCGACCTGGGGCGGCGTCACTGCGGCACTGCCAAACGTAGTCTGACGCACAACGCGAGTGTTAGTGGGAGACAACGGGCTGTTTTGGTCGCCCTGAGAAACAATAAATTCACCGCCAGCAGTTCCGGCAGACAGAACCTTACCGGCCCTCAGCCAGCGGATCGTATTCACTTGGTCAGTTGCGATAGTGTAAACAAACCCGCTATCGTCCAGCACCAGCCCGTCATTATCGGTCGGCGCATGGTTGTAATAATCAGCAGAAACAGAAAAGAACATCGATTGCGGACGACTTGTCGTTGACGCCCAGACTAGACGCTGCTCGAAAAACGTCACAACAGACGGGTATCCAGTCGTCTCTGAGAACAAACCTAGACGCCAGCCTGTCTGCGCTGTAGTGGCGGAAGCATTCGGTCCAATAAAATCAGCAGTGACGTGCGTTGTATCTGCTCGCGCTGTAATCTCAAGATATGTCCAGTCGTTTGCCGCATCCTCAAACCGGATCAACCGGCCCACATCTGTCGAAAGGAACCCGTCTCCGTCGTTGATTCCAGCGACAGCAGAGGCCGTTACCGTGATGCCAGTACCAGACGTGGCCGAAAGGCCGAGTGTCGTGCTAGTAGCGTTGACGGAGTCATATGGGCCGTCCAGAAACTGAATGATGTCCAGAGTCCAGCTTGTATCTCCCAGCCGGGACAACGTGCGCGGCTCGTGGCTCTGGTGAGCGACGTACAGGACATCAGCAGACTGCGTGATTACCAGATCAAATAGTTCGTCCTCTAAGTACGGCGTTGTTATTTCATAAGCTGCGCCGATATTAAATGCTGCCGCAAACACATCATCAAACGGCCCAGACTTAATTTGGCCGTAATTTTTGTAGAACCGAATATATTGGTCACCAAATTCAAGAATGTATGCCTGAGTGGCGCTAAATTCAAATGGCAAGATTCTGGTCTTTTTGCTGCTGTCCTTCACTTCATTCGCAAAATAAAAACCGCCACGGCGAGACGCCGGACCGTGTTTGAGCACGATCATATTCTCAAGCGTCTTGCAGCCGTTGGCGTATTTTTGAATGTCAACACGGCCTTCGAGGCGCGGAGAAAGTTCACCGGCTGTGAAGTTCGTCTGAATTGGCGCAGAGCGCGGCATTACGGTCTACCGTTTACGCTAACGCCAGAACTGCCAGCGTAATTGATTCGGCTATCCAGCCATGTATCTGCAATGATTTCGTGATAACCGCTCTCTTGCGCGTCCATCGAGCGAGCGTCTGCTATCTTGAGCCGATACATTTCCATCATGTTGGAATAAAGTGTGTTGCTCTCCGACAGCGTTACCGACAACTCCGCCGCAATACGGGCAGACAACGCCTCGACAAACAGGGAGTCGAACAGATTCACGTCTTCAACGCGAGACAGATACAAAATCTTTGCGGTGCCTTCGTCAGTTAGCAGCTTTCCGCCCTCGATCTTGTAATACATACCCATATCTTCCATCCGCAAAACCCGTAGGCAATCAGATGGAAGGTTGTACTGATAGGAAAATTCAAACGCTGGCGGTGTGCTGTTCTGCGCCAACTCGACTCGGCGAGTAGCAAAATTCCAAAGATGGTCGCGGATACAAGCATCGCGGACCTGCTCATAAATAAGATTAGCGGCTCGCGCCGATTCACTGTTTTCCGTGAGAGTTAGGATGGCGCTTGCGCCGATTTTGATCAGCGCGTTGTTTACGATCTGAACAACTGAAGTCGCCATACTTACCTCTGGTTTAAGTATGGGGAGGCCGAAGCCTCCCCAACCTTATTACGTCGCGGAGAAGTACATATCCACAACGAGCGTCCCCGAACCCGGAAGGCTAGCGGAAGCAATGGTGATGAAGATTTCTTCATCAGCAGCCAGTGTCACCGCACCGGCAGCGGTGCCGAAAAGCGTCGGCGTGTTTGCAGCGGTAAACGTAGCCGCCGCCCGGTATTTGGCAATGGTTCCAGTGATACCGATAGCAATCGTGGCAGAAGCGCCAAGCGTGGCGCTGGCAGTAAGAACACCGTAGAGAAAAGATTCGCCAGAGATTGCCTTGGCGATGACGATGGTGTCCGAAGTCGTCTGAGCGGCGAGCGTGATGGTAGACCGCTTGACGCGGACATTACCATCGACAACACCGCCAGACGGGAGGCTGACCGGGACCTCAGCCAGTCCGGCCATTTCCGCGCTATAAAGTACAGTCATTTTCTATGCCCTCCTATTCGACACAAAGGATTTCGAGGACACGGGCTTCTTCCATGCGGGTTCCGCCGATGCTCATAGAGCAAAAGACCTGAGTCGCATAGTTTTTGTCCGCGCGTTCGGAAATCTTCGTAGTCATGTCAGCGCCGACGCCGAGAAGCAAACCATCACCCTGGAATGCAAAGCAGCGACGATGGCTAGAACCATTAACCGGCACCAGCTTGGTGCCGTCAATACGCTTGCCATTCACCGGGACAAACCGGAAACCGAGAAAGGTATCCACCTCGCCGCGAGCAAGAGCCTTCACAGTGTTGAAATCAGCACTCTGCACTTCTGTGGTATTCAGAAGGTCAGTGATCTGATCCGCAGTGCAGACGATGACGCGACCACCTTCAGCCACATCGTCGCCGTCCAGCGTCTCTTTCGCAACAAGCAATTTAGCGAGAGAGAGGCCAGTCACGCCAGCAGCAATAGCCGTCTGGCCAGCAGTCGAAGTTCCGCCAGAAACGCCCGTGTAGGCCGTTCCAAGAGCAGCATCAATAAGCACTTCGTCCATCGCGCGACCCATCGCCATAGCCGCAGCGCGGGCATAGTCAGAGGTCGGGTCGATGAGCATGCGGACCTTGTCCTCGTTATCGATGAGGTCGGCCCAGTCAAAATCCTCAAGGGAAACGCGACGGCGCGCATGAGGAGTATCGACACGCGGGGTGTCGGAGTGGCGAGAGGTACGGCGCTGTGCAGCGGTCGCACCAATCTGTTCAAAAAAGGCATTCTTGCCAGTAACGGATTCTTCACGAACTGCACCGCGCAACTTCGACCCGTCCTGCTGGACAAGGTGCTGGACATTGGCGCTGTACTGTTCAACGAAGGCCGTTGTCACTTGAATTGACATCGGATTCTCCTTGTTGAGTTAAAGCAGTGTCTCAGGGTTCTCGTCAGCGACGGCCCAAGTTGCCTTTGTGAGTCCGCAGGTTCCATTCGGAATTGTCCGCTTATATAAAAGGCAACCCGATTATAACTGATTTATTTGAATGGGCAAAATAATAAAAAGCCCCGCCGAAGCAGGGCTTTTTTCAATCCGTCTTAGGCGGCCGCCCGCGTTTAGGTTTATCTGGTTGCGTGACCCAGTCGTAATAGACTTGGGCGGCCTTTACAGTTGCATCAGGACTGCCAGTTTGGGCTAGTTTCAAGCATTCCATCTTGATAGCGGCTACGTCCGTCATCATTCAGGGTGTGCTTGATTAAACAAGCCCTGAACCTTCTTCACTATCGCCGTGTGTTCCGGGTGACGCTTATCTGTATACGCCGCGTGGCCCATGATCGTTGCCGCTTCAGAGCGCGCTTCCTCGGGCGTCAATGTCATCTGCGTGCCGCCAGACGTTCCGGCCAAATCTTTATCAGCCATTGTGGTTTTGGCAATATTAGCAAATGCCTTCAGAACATCTGGGTCATTACCAAGCCCGCTGGCCTCCATCTTAGCGGCTAACTGTTCGCCGCCGTATTCCTTGAACGCCTTGTGGGCAAACCCGATGTTCTGATCGTAGGCGCGGCCCCATTCTGCCTTCAACGCGATTTCACCTTGCTCCATCGACTGGTCAATGGTGCCCTTATAAGTTTCGTGCTGTGCGCTGAAGTTCCCGGCTTGCCATGTGACTAGGCTTTTGACCTGATCGGCGTTCAAACCAAGTCGGTGCGCTTCCTGCTTGAACGCCGAAAGCGTCTGCTCAGTAAACTGCGCGGACACTTCGTCCGGCAGGCCATCTGGCAGGGATACTTCGTATGCGTCGGGGCTTTCCGGGCGACCGAGGAACTCATAGACATCACTCCAGTCGCTATCCGTAACCGGCTTGGCGATCTTATCACGGCCAAGATGTGATTGCAGATTAACGTAAGACGCCGCAAGGCTGTTTACGTCCTTGAATTTTGAGAAACTAGGGTTCTCTCTAATGTCCTCAGAAAGAGACGCGCGCCAGTCACCTCCTGCATCTGTAGACTTTTCCGTTACGCTAACCGCTTCTGCATTATCTGCCGTGTCGGCAGGTGCAATATCGCTAGGCATTAGCCATGATCTCCTGTGAGAGTTCTAGAAATCGCTCCGGCGTTTCTTCTAGCGCCGTCAGAATCATCAATGCGACGTTCCTCATGCCCTCGTTGAAGGCGGTGTTTTCCAGAGCCTCGCCAGGGACGAACGATGGCCTGAGAACGCCGCATTCACGGCAGATGTGTGAAAGTACGCGCTTGCCTTCCTCTGACGAGAAGACAAATTGAAAATCTTCTTTGTTAATCTGAGGCAAGGCTCAACCCCGCATCTCCTACTGTCTTGGCTACGTTAGCGCCCTTCTGCGCCATCTCCATGACCTGCGCGGCCTGCATCATCTTCTGCTGGGCCGCTTGGGCTTCCTGCTGCGCCTTCGCCTCCTGCATCAAATCCTCGTTTGACTTCAGAAGCATAGGAGGAACTCCATTGAGTTCCGCAATGTGTCGAACAGTATCAGCGCCCTTGACTACCTGCGCAGCCTGCGGGTCCATGCCAGCAATCGGCCCAATGAACTCAAGCGTCCGCATGATTCCCTGCGTCTCAGACTGGCGCTGCGCTCTCGCAAGAGGAGACACATATTCAATTTTCAGTTCCTGTTCTGCAATGGATTCAGGCGGTTCTGGAAGCCGTCCAGCACGCGACAGAACGCCGTAGATGCGTTCGATCATAGGACCAAGGAACTCAGACTGAAGACGGCCCAGCGTCGGCCCCAGAAGACGTAGAGTGCGTTCGGTGCGCTCGACCACTTCCGTCGCGGTCATGCGCGGCGCACCCTGAAGCTGCAACTGGTCAAGGAAGAATGTCGTCCGAATGCGATCACGCAAATCCGTCATCATCTCATAACTAATGCCGATGTTTCCGCCGGTGAGCAGCGGTTGTATTCGAGCGCCGGACGATGCCCGGTAGTAATTCAGCCCTCCGGGAACCGTGCGTATGGGACCGAGAACGCCGTCGTCAGGCACCAAGAGCGGCGGGTCAACTATCTTCTGCGCCGCCTTGATGGTGGTTTTCATAATTTCCTGAAGCATCTTAATATCAGGAAGAGCAGTCATGGCTGGCGACCGTCCGAACACCTCGCCGACCGCTTTCGCCCAGCGACTTACCATGTATGGCATCTCGTCAAAGCCACCTTCTGCCAATACATGGTTCTCTTTTTCGTCAATATATATCGACGCCACGGGCAACATGGTCGCTGCCCGCTTTCCCTGGTCCACATCGTCACGCGGATAGACGCAGTGCAGAAGCTCTATTTCCTTATCTAACTCCTGCTTCTCATACATCCTCTTAATGCGCAGAGACAGAGACTTTTCGCCCCATTTCTGAACGATCTGTCGGACAGTCATCTTGAAACTGCGGAACACCGTATCGATGATGCCGTCCGCGTTCTCGGCAATGAATATTTCATCGATGTGGATCGCCCGGAAACTGATGCCCTCACGGGTCGATGGCTCGCCGACAAACATGCACGCCGTGCCGATAGAGCATAGCGAAAGATAATATTCATGGATGTGCGACGGAAACGCCACCGAAGGTGCTGCGATCTCAGCCATCACGACGTTCGTTGTGTCCTCAAGCCACTGCTTGGCCTCGGAGCCGCTCGCGATATTTCTGCTGTCGTTCTTAATCCGCAGACTGAACCAGTTAGACGCCGGGTTCGTCAGCATCCCGTGCAAACCAGCGGCCAGCATTTCATTCGCATGGATGCCGGTGCTGTCGTAGACCAGCGTCGTGCGTTTGTCGCCCTTGGCGTGCTTCAAGCTGAAGTTGGACCCGTTCGGCAAAACATAATTAGATAAGTCTTGCCAGTGCGTTTCCCACGTTCCGCGCTGAGCCTTCAGTTTGCCCTTGCGTTTGACCAGATGAATTACCTGCTCATGACTAATCATACCGGTGCCCTAGACGGTTGGAAGCGCGAATGCCTGAAAATTAAAATCGTCTACAGTTACAGCAGCGGTGCTTGTCTCATTCGTGACGTGAATTTCTAGATAGTCGTTCACACTCATCAACGCGCTACCCTGAACCACAACCGCTCCCAGTTCGCCGGATGCAGTAACCTTGCGGGTTACGAGGCTGGCCGCTATCAGCGCACCAGACGAGCCGCTGGTATCGTATAGCCAACCCTTGAGCGACAAGACTTGATTATTAGACGCCGCTGAAAGCGAACAGGACGCGCTAAACAGCACAACTCTGTTCGGCGCGCCAATGTAACGTAATCGCCCGGTATTGGTGGCATTGTTGTCAAACAGTAGTTCATTGCCGGAAAGTGCAGTGGTGCCACTTATCTTGACGTATGATCCAGCGCCCGCAATGGTTGTCGCAGACGAATTACCCTGCATAGAACACTCGCCGAAGCTCGGTCGCAGCGAAACAACCAGGTCGCGCACATCATTTGCGGTGATTGCGTTAGCTGCTTGGCCATCCTGAAATACAGCCGAAAGCAACGTCGCGGTGGTGCGGACTGTATCAACCATTATTCACCAAGCAGTACTTTCTTGCCGCCAGCCTCAGAATCCACGTCAGTAGCACTAGTTAAAATCGTTGACCGACGCCCCGCCGATCCAGCCGCACGGCGGCGAGCGTCTTGCTCCGCAGCGCGGACTTCTGCGGCTGTTTTGTCAGGCGGAGGAGGCGGGGGAGGCGGGGCAGGCGGGGGGGACGGAGACGAAAATATACCACCCATGTCTTTAATCCTCTAGAAAGTACTGCTGATTTGATAAATCATACCACACACATCGGTTTTTTGTAAATAATGTATTTGTCGGTGTATCCGAGCCGCTCGTACAACTTCCCGGTCCGTTGAGGTGTAATGCCTGCCGATATGCCCAGCAGAGGTTCCTTGACGCCTCTCGCCTCACACCAATCGGTATAGAGCTTGACCAGCCGCGCACCTATCGTGCCGCCCCGGTGCCTTGGCACCACATAGATCGCGAGGTCGCCGCTGGTCAGGTCATTGCCGAAGAAGTGCGGCGCAACGTAGCCGCAGCAGAATCCAATGATCTCGCCATCGCGTTCAACGACCACCGCAAGCCACGAATCAGGATTGCCCAGCATTGTTTCGCCCAGCAGGCTGAGCTTTCCAGGATCGAAGTCGAGCTTCGCATAGCGGCTTTCCCCGTGCATTGCCTCGCCCATACCAATCAGAACCGGGATGTCCTGCGCGGTCATGGGTCGGATCATTTAGCTTTGGGCTTTTTCTTGGGCTTGGCCTTGCCCACCAGCAGCCGCACGTCGGTCCCGGTCAACCAGATCGCGTTGCCGACCGCGTCTCCGATGTTCATTTTGGCACCGAATAGTATCTGTTGCCGTATTTTTTAACGACAAAACCCCTTGCCTCCTCCCCAGCTACCGCCTTTGAAAAGGTCTCGTGAGACCTACCCTTCAGAATTATATAACTTTCATCTGGGAGATTATGTTTCTTTCTTGCACTGTCGGACGCTGGCGCAACGCTTCCCCAATGTCCCTTGTTTTCTGCTGTACCATCTCCTGTCGGCCCCATACCAAAGGACCGCGCTGTTGTATAGTCATATTCTGCGCCTTCCGGGTCAAACGGCGGCGATGGTAAGCTATTCTGTGGTTGCTGTGGTAAGCCACCCATATCAATCCCCTATCGCAACGGCCTGACGGCCCCGGTAGTCGTTGGTCTCGTAGCTCATCACATTGTAGTCCATCTCGGCGACAGCCTGTTGGCGATACACCTCGCCAGCCTTGTTCACGAGCTTAGGGAACAGCTCAGTGAAACCCCAAACCATCGCGTCAACCCTGTCTGGCGACCCGTCACCCTCGTAGCCGGACGCCGTGATCTGGCACATCTGGCTCTCCAGCTGCGGAAACGTCCCCACATGGTGGATGCGGCCCAGCGCATACAGCGCCGATATCGGCTCGGCCCTGACATGCTTGCCGCGCGTAGCGTGGACCTCGATGATATTGATGCCTGGGCGGACGCTGTCGAGAACGTGGCGGCACATATCGCCGCCCTGATTCTTCTCGATCACAATCCCGTCGGCGTCATAGTGGTCGTAGAGTGCGATAGCCCGCCTTGCCCACCTCTCCGGGACACCCCGTGTCGAACCGTCTTCCAGAACGTAGCCGTGGCCGGACTGGCTGGCTGCAACCACCATGACGCCGTGTTCGTCAGAATGCTCGTGGCTCGACACCGCCGGGTCCACCGCCACCAGGATGCGCGATAAGTCGTTCGGCGTCTCGGCCTGCCGCCCCTCGTTGATATCCCGCATGTTCCATATCGACCCAACAGCCTGCGGCTCGTAATCGCCGAGCCAGATATGGCTGTATCGGTCCGGCCTCATGCGGTGGTCGAGCAGCCGCTCGGCCTTCAGCTCATTGGGGAACCAGGGGTTGCTATCGTAGTTGACCTGCACAACAGCCGCGCCTTCGGGTACATCATCGCCGCGCAGGAACTTGTCCACGGCATCCATGCGATTGCGCGGGTTCCAACTGAAGTACATCTGCGAACCGGGCGAACGAATGGTGGGGCGCAATAGTTCCAGCGACTTAGCCGACAGCGTCTGGGCCTCCTCGACCCATGCAATGCGGAACCCCTCAAGCGACTTGATACTCTCCGCCGTGTGATCTTGCATCCCCATAAAAATGACCACGCCGCCCTGCGGCGTTTCAATCCGGTCGTGCAGCACGCGGAACCGATCAGCAACACCGAGGGCGGTGATCTTGTCGCCGATTAGCCTATACGCCGACTCACGCAGGGATTTCTGGACCTCACGGATGCAAACGGCGCGGATGGTTGGGTCTTCGATCATCCTGTCCACAATGCGTTCGGCAAAATGGTGAGACTTGCCGCTACCACGGCCACCGTGAGCGCCAAGGTAACGCAAGCCCGGCTCAAACAATGGCTTGAATGCTTTAGGCGTCGGTATCCGTAGCTTTGCCATCAATAAAAACCCGCTCGATAGTTTCGATCCTGCCGCTATGTTCGATCTCGCTCTTTTCCTTCCAGCCCATTTGCGTTTTGGCCCAGAAGATAGCCGCTGCCGTGTCGCCGTTCATTACCTTGTTGAACAAAGTGCCGCCGACCTTGGCGTTTGCCAGTATCTTGCTCTCCCGGATTTCCTTCTTGAAATGCTTGGCAAGAGTGTCCGCATCAATGCCGTCGCGGATTACCATAGCGATCTGCTCCTGCGGTATGCCCACAGCCACCATCTGCCCGACCTGCCTGCGCTCGTCGTCGGTGGGCTTGAACGGTGGTCGGCCACTGCGGCCCTTTTTGCCTGCCATCTTTTATAGCCCCGAAAAAAACTGTTTACATCTGGGTTCAACGATATAAATTGCACCTTAGTTTAACAACCCACAAGGGACCATACCATGAAATACAACGGTTGGACAAACTACGAAACATGGCGCGTTGCTCTTGAATGTTTTCCCAGCAAAGACTTCTGGGAAGATGTGAGCGCAGAGTTCTGCAAAGACCTAATTGAAGAACATATCGAGCAGGAATCCACCGGGCTTGCCCGTGGTTATGCTTTGGCTTTCCTTGCAGATGTAAACTGGCATGAGATTGCTGACAGCCTCAAGCAGGAGGATGAGGCCGCTTAGAAACAACCAACCCCATCCCATAATTATTAGTGCCGGGAGAAATCTCGGCACTTTTTTTGCGGATTAACTTGTTTTTCTTAAATGGTCCATAATCAACATGATGGTGAATTCGACCAAACCTGTGAACTATTCTAGAAAAATCAGGATGTACTGCTACTTGCATTTTGGATTTAGCCAACGTTCCTGTGTCCGCATACTTATGGCCCTTTTGAACCGTTCCCTCTGCGTGATAAAATTCCTCTGTATTTCCGCCCTTTACCGTTTGCGTGGGCATTTTTTCTTGCAAGAAAGCATTAAACTGAACAGTACACCATTTCTTTTTCAGCATATCTAAAGACAAAATAGTGTCCTCGTTATACCGCCCACGCCAT